GATAGCGTGCCTTACGACTGCGAACATCTCCACGGCTAAGTATGGCAAGCGGGCTGCGGTCGCCATCACTGGCGGCGGGCTCGCCTACTCAGGCAAGGCCGTGCTTGAGCGGTTCACGTTGACGGGCGTGGTCAACGACGTGGCCCGCTACGGCGTCACGTTACGCATCCAATCCTAGGAGCTCCTATGGCCCTGACCGTTGCAGAACTCGCCGCTCAGATTCTTGCCTCCGATGACCTGTCGCTCTTGAAGGTGACGGTGAAGGAGTGGAAGGACGCCGATGGCAAGCCCTTGGTGCTGGGCATCCGCGTGATGACCGTGGAAGAGCGAGACAGCTATGAGCGTGAGTGGATCGGCAACAAGTCCACCGGCATCGACAACTTCCGCACGAAGTACCTGGCCCGCTGCCTGTGCCATCCCGAGACAGGCGACCGGCTGTTTGACGAGAAGGGTATCGAGCAGCTGGCCAAGAAGTCTTCGGCCGTCGTGTCAAAGCTGTTCGACAAAGCCATGAAGCACAACAACATGACCTCGGATGACGTGGAGGAACTCGCAAAAAACTAAAGGCCCGGCCGATGCGAAGGTTTCTCTTTCGCCTCGCCGGGCACCTAGGCATGACGGTCAGGGAGTTGTCCCGCCGCATGGACTCGCAGGAGTTGTCGGAGTGGGTGGCCTTTACCCGCTACTACCACGCTCTGCCGGATCCATGGCAACAGACGGGACTGCTCACGAGTGCCATCCTGGCCCCGTACAGCGAGCGAGGAAAAGCGGCGAAGGCGTCAGATTTTGTACCGATAGAGAAACCACCGCAGACCACTGAGGAGATGGCCAGGGAGTTGGCAAAGCTCTCGGCAATGTTTGAATAGCCATGGCGAATATCCTCTCACTTGCGATGAAGGTTTCAGCCGACGCCTCTGGCGTCGTGAAGAGCCTTACGCCTGCAGAGCGGGCGTTGGAGAACCTTGGCAAGCAGGCGGCAAAAGCCACGGCTGTGTTTGACGAGTTCACCAAAACAAATCAGGCCGCAGGAACAGCCCAAGAAAATGCAAACAGGGCTTTCGCTGACTTGGCTGACAGCCTGGCTCGGGGCGACATCAGTGCCGAGGCGTTTGCCGAGTCATACGCACGGCTCACCGACGAGATCAAGAAAGAGTCTGCTGCGTTTCAGCGGGCGGCCCAGATCACAGAGGCCAACATCTCACCGACCGAGAGATACAGCAGGACCATCGACGAATTAGACGCGCAGCTGCGGGCTGGACGCATATCGCAAGAGACCTACAACCGCGCTTCTCAGAAGGCACGCTCGGACCTCGACCGAGTTGGAGACTCAGCCAAGAAAACAGACAAGAGTATTGAGGCACTTGCTCGCAACACAAGCATCTTGGCAAACATCGAGATTGGCCGCCTATTCGTTGGCGGCATCCAAGCGATCAGCAACGTTTTTCGTGAAGTTGCTGGCCGCATCACTTCGCTTGTCGCCAACGTCAACGCCGGCATCGACTCGCTCAACGACCTGTCTGCCCGCACCGGCATTGGCGTCGAGGCACTGCAGGGCTACTCGCTTGCGGCCAAGCTGGCCGGCGTCGATACAGAGCAGTTCGGTACTGCTGTGCAAAAGCTGGCCGTTAACATCGGCAAGGCAACGCCAGGCGACGCACTCGATAAGGCACTAAAGGGCATCAACCTTTCGCTTGCTGATCTTCGGGCGTTGTCGCCAGAGCAACAGTTCTCCGACATCGGTGCTGCCATCTCGCAACTGCCGACGGCTGCGGATCGTGCTGCTGCTGCGGTCGCCATCTTTGGCAAGCAGGGTGCTGCATTGGCTCCGCTGTTTCGTGAGGGTGCTGCCAGCATCGAGGAGCTTCAGGCCAAGGCCGAGCGGCTCGGCGTCATCATCAGCGAGACGCAAGTCAATAACGTCGGCGATATGAACGATGCGTTTGACCTGGTGTCTGCCACCATCAACGGCATCATCGGGCAGGTGATTGGCAATCTTGCTCCGGCGGTGACTGCCGTGACGAATGAGTTCTTGAGGTTTGTCGAGGAGTTTAATGGAACGACTGGCGAAGGCGGCACGGGCATTGCCAACGCCATCACTGACGTACTGTTAAAAGGTGCTGAATACTTTGCGGGCATCTTCGACACGTTCGTGGCAAACTTTGGCAGCCTTGGCGAAACATTCTCATACGCTGCAGATATCTTTGATCTGACCAGCAAGATCCTGCTGACGGCATCAGAGGGCATCCGGGTTGCGTTTAATGCAATCCAGATCGGCATCGACGTTTTGCTGATGGGGTTCGGGAAAATCGTTGAGGCTCTCGGCAGTTACGTCAGCAGTGACCTAGAGCAGTTCGGGGCCGGCCTGGCTGCCGCATCCGAGGCGTCGGCAAAAAAGAACGCGGCCGAGATGGAAGCCGCTGCGACAAACGCAGCAAACACATTCAACAGCATCTTCACTGGCGGCGGCGATGCGGAAGCCGCAGGCCAAGGTGCAGGCCAAGAGTTCATTCGTGGGCTGCGGTCAGAGATTGAGAACGCCCGTCTGCCAGAAGTTCAAGTGCAGGCCGACCTGGCCTCGGCCACTGCGGACCTCGACCAGTTCTTGTCCACTGCCGAGGGCGGCTCGTCTGTATTCCTGCAGCAGTCCCAGGCCACGCTGGCCACGTTCTCGCAGATGGCTGCCGAAGGCAACCTCACTGCTGACCAGATCCAGATCATGAACGGCTTTATGGAGAACCTAAACGCTGAGCTCGTCAAGGAGAAACAGAACCGACAAGCGGCAACGGACGCAGCTGAGGCTCAAGTAGACGCCGACCGAAAGAGGCTAGACCAACTCCTGCAAACAAACGACGAGGCGGCCCGGCTCGAGCAGGACTTGCTGGCCGTCGAACGTGAGCAGGCCCGTGTGTCTGAGCAGCTGGCCGCAGCCCGGGCAGACGACAACCAGGCACAGGCCGACGCAGCCGTTGCACGTAAAGCAGAACTAGACCAACTGCAGGCCAAGCTCGCGGACCAGCAGCAGGCACTAGAGCAGGGCTTCGGCGAAGGCTTCAAGGCAGCGTTCGCCGCTGTTGATAGCGGCATTGACGGACTGATCGCCAAGTCTCAGCAGTTCGGCCAGGCCGGGTTCGATGCTGCCGTGAGGTTGCAAGAAGGTATTGCCGCCGCCCAGGAGCAGGCACAGGCTGGGATCTTGAACCAAGAGGCGTTCAATCAAGAGGTGGCCCGGCAGCAGGAGTTGTTCAACAACGAGATCAAGAACATTGAAGAGGCCGACAAGGCCCGCACGCAAGCGGCAGAGGATCGTGTCGCCGCCGAGAAGAAACAGCAAGACGATGCCGTGAAGGCCCAGCAGGACGCATACGCTGAACAGCAGAAGGCTGCCGAGGGTGCCGCTAATGAGCAGCGGCGAGTACAGGAAGAAGTCTACAAGCAGCAGCAGAAGATCTTTGAGGAGCAGCAAAAGGCTGCCGCCGCCGAAGCGACACGACAAGAAGAGCGGCTCCGCAAACTCAACACACTCGGCGAGCAGTCCATCCAGGCGACCGACATCCGTACCGTCGAGGGTGCCACGCTCGTGACTGACTTGGCCGCATCGGCTCAAGACCCGGCCATGATCCAGCAGCGGCTCCAGACCAAGTTGCTTGAGAAGATTGCCATTGGTATCGGGCAGGCGGCGTCGAACTACTTCAACCAGCCGGTCGCTATTGTCGGTGCGGCCCGCGTCGGAGGATTCAACTAGTGGGTGTTGTATCTGCTACCGAACTGGCACGCACAGTTGAGGAGGAGTTGGGTGGCACGTCGCGTGCCATCCGGCGTTTCGCGTGCGTGCTGGATGACAACACGCTGGCAGGCAACCCGCCGACCGAGACGCAGATCACGACGGCTTGCGGCTTCGGCTCATACGGCACGGTTCACCCGACCATGTCGGCGTACAACCTCCGCAAGGTCACGATCAACGAACGCTTTGGCGACTCGCCGTATCACGTTGAGGTGGTGGCTGAGTACAACGAGGTCAACGCTCAAGAGATTCTTGTTCCGACTGCCCGCGATGCTGTGTGGTCCTTTGAGGCAACGCCGAGCCAGATTGCTGCACTTACCTACTACGACGGCAGCACACTTCGACCACTCGTCAACTCAGCGAACGACTACCTCCAGGGGTTGTTGACCGACGAGAGCATGGTCACGGCGACCGTCAGAAAGAACTACGCCACGTTCCCATCGTCGCAGGTCAACGCCACGAACTCGGTCAACTCTGACACCTACCTCGACGTTGACCCGCACCGCTGGAAGGTGATCGGCGGGAACGTCACGCGTGCCACCGAAGTCATCCTCAATGCGACGTACACGTTTTGGGCAGCCGAGTG